CTTTTACATTTCCTATTCTATACCAAAAAGTTTTTCCTTTCCATAGAGGAACAGAATATTTTCTTATTACATCTACTGTTTTTTGCGTTATTGACCAATCTCCATCTGGAGAATTGAGCATTTCTTCTACGCTTAAATTAGACTCTTCTTTTGAAATAGGGTAAGAATAAACAGTTCCAGAAAAAGAACTTGAATCTGAAGAGTTGTAGACAACCTGAAGTAAATAACTATCTCCATCTTCAACATGTGACCAGAAGAATGTTGGAGCAAAGGTTGTTAATTGGCCAGAAACATAAGGACTTTCTAATATTGGCTTGTTGGGTATTAGAAAATATGTAAAAAAACTTCCGTGTACTGTTACACCAGAAAATGTTCCGCCAGTTATTATGTGTTCACTAACTGGTGTTATTTCATCTATATATTGATTATATTCAACTTCAACAAGTTTGCCTTCTGAGTCTAATTGATAAAAGTCCTTAAGCCTTGTTGATATTTCTCTTTGAAACTGAAACTGTGTTGTTATAAAATATTGCCCATAGTCTTCAAACAACTGATATTCGTAATCTCCAAGATTTTTTTGATACTCATCAGGAAAAAATGCGTATGTATCTGTTGATATTCCGCTTGTTGCCGCTGTAAGTGTACATATTGGGCTTGATAATAAATTTTTTATTTTATCAAGATTTACACCTGACTCCAAATCGAAATCAGATATAGATGATGGGAATTTCTCTGGAGCCAATTTTTCATCAGAACTTGACGATGTTGTTTTTTTTGTAGTTGTTTTTTTTGTGGAAGTACCCTTTTCATCCAAAACCGTTTCTTCTGTTATTTCGGTTTTGTAATTCCTATAGTTTTCTACATTTTGTCTTTCCACGGCAGATGTATAGCTTGTATAATCTTTATATGGTATTCTATAAATGTTGTGTATCATGGTTGTTCCAGTACCAAAACTACTTGTGTTGGCTGTAAAAACAAACTTAATTAAAGGTTTTGATATGTTTGTGAAAACTGACCAATAATCTTGTCCATAATAATTTAAAGTTCCACCCAAAGTATAAAAAGATGGCGTATCAAATTCAAATGGTTCACTATTATATAATCTTTCAATTATAAACTGATTAACAAAAAACGCTTCTGCTAAACTTGGTGTTGCACAAGCCAAATTCCCAGAATGTTTTTTGCAATTCTGTTTTAAAAAAATCTTATCATTTTCACTATATACTAATGCCATTTTTTTAAAATTATTGAGTAAATATTTGTTGTGAAATCACACTTTGTGATGTTTCTGAAACATTTGTTGGTGTTACTGTAACTGCTGCAATATTCGTAGATATAGAGTTGTTGTTTATACTACAAGTTAAAGACACAGAATTAATTGACGCTCTTCTTGTTGTTATGTAATTTCCAACAATGTTAGGTTCATTAATTTGAGTAGAAATATTCTCTATTTTTTCCATACTTACAAATTGTCCATTTACATTTTTTGCAGATGGGCAAATATTTTGAGCAGGAATGTTGTTGGCAAGTCGCCATATTGTTCCAGTAATATCTAATCTTCCATTTGAAAAATATCCTTGTTTTGCGAAAACACACAATGTGCCATTTTGAAAATAACATTGTGGTATTATTTTGTTTGGATGGTCAGCAAGACTTGTTTGAAACATTGACCCTCGGTCAATACCTTCTTTATATACAAATCTCTCTCTGTGAAAAACTGGGTTTTTGTATTTTGTTGGAAAGCCTTCATCAACTATTGTTGTTGCAGGAAGCAGTTGTAACACATAATCTCCTAATTGCAGTTCAAGAAGCTTTAAATATTCATCTAATTTACATATTGTAACTTTGTTATTATCTGGACATGTGGCATAATAATATGCTAAATATATGTTTTTTAATTCTGGATATGACCATGTTGTGTGACACTGTGCGTTTGTTTTTCTTGTTGTTGGATCTATTGAGTTTGTGTATACATGGTTAATGTATTGAGATAACGTCATTGCTGTTACATTTGTGGGATGTACATCATCAGCATCAAAAGTTAAAAACTCGAAAGGAACAGTTAAACAACTAAATGGTGGACATGTGCTACCCCAATTCCATGATGCACACTCATCTTGATAATATTCAAAGACATCTGTTTCTAATGCTTTTGCTGGAGACAAGCCAAGATTTACTTCTTTTGTGTTTATTATATTTCTTGTCCCGCCAGTTGCATCTCCTAATTCTATTTTTTCATTATCAACTCTTAGGGTTGGACTAAACTCTGGCATCCACTGGTTTATATAGTTTTTGCCATCACCTCTTCCTTTCCCTCCTTCTTGGAAGTCATACAAACTACTGCTGTATTGTATATATCCGTCTTCATCTACTTTTTGTGTAATTTGTGCTGTTGTTTTTGTTATGTCATAAACAAATTCATCAAATTCCACCAATTCATCTGGAGCCCCAATTAATCTAAAAATAAAAGTTATGGCATCTCTTGTTCCTTTTCTTTTATATAGCCAAACAAGATTTATTAGTATTCTTCTCCATATCTCAACATTAAAGTAAGAATATGAATTTAAGTCATCACCAAGCTCACTTGTTAAATAATCAAATAGGTCTAACTCACTAAAGCTATCTGAAAGTTTCCACCCTAACAAGTTCCCAAGTTTTGTCATAAATTTTTTAGGAACTGTTTCTTCATTATTATACTCAATACTATGAGCATACGCCAGAGCATCTATATAATTTTTTAGCCTATCAAACTCTATTGCATATGATTGTATTATTGTTCTGTATATTTCAGAATCTGAATCAAAGTCTAAATAGTTTTCTGGAATAACAGTTTTTAAAAATATATCAGTTTTTTCTTCGTCAACTTTTTCTGCTGCGTTTAGAATATTGGTTTGATATGTTTCAAAATCACTTCCGTAAGAATCAGGCGCCCACCCATCTATGTTTTTTGGCCATGTAAATTGTGTGTTTAAAAAATCATCAGCAACAGTATCTGTTCGGGGAATAGAGAATATAGCATCGCCCAACAATTGAAACTCAAGAGAAGATATGTTGTTATAATATTCATTCATTCTCTCTGGAGTTGGTCTTATATATAAAGAATCTGTAAAAGTTGTTGCAGTTTGACTAGGTTTTAAAGCTCCTACAACCAAAAATTGCAAATATGTTCCAGAATAAATGTATTCTAATATATTAAAAACATCTGTTTGACCACTTAATTGAACACAAAAAATATCATAGTCATAAGCTAAACTATAATTTACTTCTGTGTCTCCAGAGTTTAAATAGATTTCACCCTGATTTGTTAGTCCAGAAATTGGTATTTTAAAAGAAGACGTTCTTTGATTTGTTGTTCCGCTATAACTCTCTGAATAGTCAAAAATATTAATGCTTCCATTGTTGTTTGATAATATAGCATACGGAAATTCATTAATTATTTTATTTATTGAAGATGCTATATTTGTATAAAAAGAAGAAAAATAAGAATGGCTTTTTGGGTTTTTTTTGGGTAAATTAAGTTGATTTTGTTGTACAAAAGTTTTAGAAATATTTGAATCTATATTCTCGGCTCTTAATGTTTCCAAGTTATCAAAAGTTCCAAAACTAAGATTTTTTGGATCACCCGTTAATATGTCTACCGAAAAGTCTTTTTCTATAGTAAAGTCTCCAAAAGAAAATATGGCTTCTGATTTAGATGCCAACAATCTTTTGTTTTGTCCTGGTCTATAATTTACAGATAGTGTTGTTGCAGAATCAGGAAAAGTATTAAATACAGACATTTATTTTTTTTCTATAAATATAAACAAAAAATAATTCAAAGTTAAATACAAAATGTTTTTAAGTTTTAACTATTTATTTTTTTAAAAAGTTTAAATATTTTTTTATTGATTATTTATATTAAAAAAGTAAAATGAGTTATATTGTTCAAGAGCCGTCAAATTTTATAAATATGAAGCTTACAGACACAGGAAGAAGGCTGTTGTCACTGGGAGCGCTAACTTTTAATAAAATTATTTTTTCTGATAGAGAAGTAAATTATTATATGGAGTTAAACAATTCATACAATATTTGTAGAAATAGAGTTTTGTCTCCAAAAGATGACCACCCAAAAATTAATTTTATATCAAGCACTGCAGATAGTTTTGACGGAACTCCAGCAGCACAAATAACATCTCAAACACTAACAAGTGCTCGGCAAATTGTTTCTGCAATGACAAGTTTTGCTGGATTCTTTACGGGAGACACAAATTATTGGAGCATAAAAACAGCAACAACAATTGGAGAAGGTTATTCTATAGGTATTGCTGAAATAGATTATTCAGCTACAATACCAAGTGGCGGAACAACAGTTGATTTTGTAAGCGGTGGATATACTGCACAAACTGGAAATTTGGTTTTTATTCCATGGGAACCGCCTCAATACAGTGCAATTACAAATAGTTCAACACTTATTTATAGCGGTAGACCAAATGTTTCTCTTTGGTATAGAGTTCAGGGGGTAACTGGGTTAACAATGGAACTTGATAGAGCAGTTCCCAATTTTGGCAGTTCATCAATTTCTGGATCTACACAAAAAGTAAAAGCCTATTTTTATCCTTATGGGCAAGTTGAAACTTATTATGGGTCATCTACAACTATAAATTGCGGTGTTTGGAATATGAATATTGTCCGAACAACATCTGTGATAGGAACATCTGTTTCAATGAGCGGATATTCATCATATGGATCAATAGAATTTAATGGAACAAAACAGTATCTTGGATTTGACAACAACACAGAAGCGTTTGGAATAATACATTATACTAATAAATATTCTGGAAACACATATGCAGAACAACTAGTACCATCAACTGTTCAACTGGAAATACCATACATAATGTGGCACAAAAATTATTCAACTACATTGGGACAAGAAATGAATTATGGGTTGGTACTTTATGATTATTATGGTGATAATGAGTTTGATAGCGTTGCACAAACAAATTTCAGATATTTAAGAGATGGGACATCAAGCACATCAACAATTGTCGGAAGAGTTTATCATAAACTTAAATTAATAGTCATAACAGATCAGGAGTTGCTAACAGTTTTAAGTTATAAATCAAACAGAAACTACACATTACCACCATTGACGTTGAACTTGGCACCATCGACAGTTGGGTCTACAACTGGACTTTGTAAAACAGATTATACTTATTATGTTACATATGCAGTTTCAAGCGACCCATATGCGGCAAATACAAGTTTTGGATACCCACAAAGTTTACCTTGTGCATATATTCAACAAATAAGTGGACAAACAGATGGGACAACAAGTTTGCCATCAGTTTTAAGGGCAAATTTCCCAACGCTTTCTTTTCCTTATATGAGAAATCAAACCAACATTTCTGCACTAAGTGGAACTGGTTGGAATGCAAATAGTGTTCAGTTATTGGTTCAAGAAATTGTAACATCAGCAGATACAAAAGTCGGAGACCTGCCCACAAATAATTGGATATTGATATCAGATGGTGTTGGCAATGGAATTTATACTGGAGAAACAGGAACGCTAACCATAAGTCCATCAGATTTGCAGTCTCATGTTTTTAATATAGACCAAGCAGACTATGATTCTGGAACAACTTATTCATTTGATGGAAAATTTTCAGCATTTACACAAAACTCAGACATATTTGAAAGTGGTATGACGTTTGGGAGCGAGGCATTCTTTTATGGTAGCATGAAAACTGGAATTCAAGCAAATGTATATAAAACAACTATAACTATTTTTGCAAAAAATGATGCATACAACAGTTCTCAAAACTCAACATTTGACAGCCTGTATAATGATAGCACATATATTACAGAAATAGGAATCTTAAATTCAAACGATGAATTGGTGGCGGTTGCAAAACCAGCATATCCAATTGAAAAAAATGAATCTAGATATTTAGCATTTCAATTAGAATTAGATTTTTAAAAAAATTTTTTAATAATATTTATAGACAAAAAATATGGGAAACGTATTATCATCAGAAACAATTTATGCAGTAGCATACTTAACAGATTTGGGAAGAAAATATTTATTTGATCCAATTGGAAGCAATAGATTTATTCCAGATGGAAACAATGGGACAATAGACTCTTTTAAAATTACATACTTTTCAATGTCTGATCCAGACTACAACTATAACGTAACATCTGGATATGCATTAGAAACAGGGGATGTAGTAAATATATCTGGGAAAAACTCTGACTGTATCAAGGGAACAATATTAACAGAAGAGTCAAATCTTATTTCTGTTAATGGTCAAGTAAATGGCATTAATGATGTTCAAGATGACTCATTAATAGATGCTACAGTTCCATATAATTTGGATACGGATGATTCAGATAACACAGTAGTAGTTAATATAAACAATATACCAATAATTTAAAAACATGGCAACATCTTATACAAAAACAGCAAGTTTAGCGGCACAAAGCAAGGGGTTAACATTAGACTCAGTAGTAAAAAGCGTTTCTTTGGGTTCTGAAACACCAATTAGCACGTTAAAGGAAAACCCGCATCCAAGCGCCAATTCGGTAGCCGCTAAAATAAAATTAATGACATATGCAGGCGGCAATGTTGCTTTGCCAGAAATAATAGTTGAGCAATATTTCATAAAACCAAACTTTACTGGTTTGCTAAAATGCTCTGGTGTTCAAAACAATATTTGGTATTTGCCTCTTAACAGCACTTATTCTATTAAATTTTATGGACCAGACCAATACAATGCAGAATTCTATAACTATGTATATGCTGTCCCGTCAAAAATAAGCAAACAATATTGGACAGGGCTTCAGGATTTTACAACAGGAGTTCCTCAAGAGTGGATAAATGCATTTGTACAATACGCTAGTGCTTTGCCTGTCAATACTGTCCCAAAAACAGCAACGTCAACACCGAGCAAGGATGCATCAAAAACTTTTTCTGCATCAGAAGCAATGCAAAAAAAACAATTCCAATTTAGTTTCTGGGGAAGTTTGAGTGGAGTAATAGGGCAATCTTCTACTTTTGCTTTTGAGTATGTTTTTTATCCAGGAGCAACACCAAATAAACCTATTGTTACAAAATAAATTTTAAACAACAAAAAAAATGGCAGAAATTAATAAAAAATTAGTCAATTCAACCACTTCAATCAGAAAAGAAGAAGCAACATGGAAAAGTTTGCAGGGTTCAGAAATTTCATATACATTAGCAGATAGAACAGCTACAACGTCTAAATATGCACATTATTTTGCATCATTTAACATTCCATATGAAGGCTCGAATTCTGTTTTTTATAGTGGTGACACAATAGCGTTACATCATCCTGAGTTATTTCAGTTAAATGTTGATAGGGTTGCAATAGTTTCAATTAGCGAAAATGATTACAGTGAATATATTGATGGAAGATCAATAACATTAAAAGTTCCGCAATGGGGAGACACCTATAAAACAATTGTTTCTAGTTTTTATTCAGATAAGACAAAAACAGTTAAAATTGCTGATTCTCCTATTCAATATTTTGGATCACAAAATGTAACCTTTTTGTTTTCTGATGATATAAATGTTCCGTATACTGGAACAACAGAATCTGGGACTGTTGACCGCAGTGCCGTAACCACATGGGATCCTACAACTAATTTTAGAGATAGACCATCTGCCGTTGCATACAAAGCGGAAGTTATGGCATCAGATATGAATTCTGACCAGAGACCGTGGTCAGGAGTTAGTTTGGCCGTTCCAGTTAATCAATCTTATCCTCTTTCATCAAACCAATATGATGACGTTGTAACTGGATATAAATATGACGTACCTGTAGGGTTCGCATGTTTGGATAAAGGATATATTGTTTTAACACATCCAAATATTATTGACAATATTCCATGGACATCAGGAAGCACATCTTATGTGGGAGGCTATGCAGATGCAACCGCAGGCGAAAATGTAATAATTGGTTCAAACGCAGGAGCATCAAGTGGAACTTCTCAAATTGTGTTTACAAGTGGGACATCAACATTAACATATGAAGATATAAGCATAAGGTATTTAACATCTGTTGTTTGTATAGGAATGCCTGGTGAGTTTTTTATATCTAAAAACCCAACATGGCCACTTGCTCAAAACCTTTCTGAAATAAACAATGGTACGACCAATTTTGATTCAATTTATGTAACTCAAATAGGATTGTATAATGTTCATGAGCAACTTATAGCAGTAGCAAAATTGGATAGGCCAATAGAAAAAACATATGATGGGCTTATATCTTTTAGTTTAGAGATAGACATTTAAAACAACCAAACAGAAACAGCAAACAAGGAGAAGAAAAAAACTTCTCCTTTTTTTGTTTATATTTTTTTTTGTTTTTATTATTTTTTTATAAAACACTTAAACTTAAAAAAATGTTGTTGTCATTAGATATTAGTACAAGCTGTATAGGATATTCTGTTTTTAACGAAAAAGATGTCTTGTTGGAAATGAGTTTTGTAAAATTCAAAGAAAAAATTGACTTATTTAAAAAGTTGGAAGATTTTAAAGAAAAAACGTTACATTTGCTGAAATTTGACATAACAGCAATTGCAATTGAAGAACCACTTCAAAAATTTCAAGGAAAATTTTCAAGTGCATACACTATTTCTGTTTTAAATTTTTTTAACGGAATGATAAGTTCTTTCTTGTATGAACAATTCCACATAATTCCAATATACTACAACACAAGAAATGCGAGATCAACCGTGTTCCCTGGAGAAAAACTAATAGATGAATCAGTGTCCATAAAACACAAAGTTTGGGAAAAAGTTGTTGAAATGGAACCACAAATTAACTGGAAATATGGTGTAAAAAGCAGAAAATTGCTACCAGAAAACTATGATATGGCTGATTCTTATGTTATTGGAAAATGTTTCATAAAAATGAAAAATATTCAAAAAAAATAATTTGTTAATAAATGTTAATTTTATTTTTTTTTACTATTTATCTATAATTAAAAACTAAAACAAAAAAATATGAAAAAAACTATTGCTTTATTATTTGCCGTATTGGTATTCCTTCTTTCATCATGTAAACCTGTTGAAACAGAACCAGAGACAGAAGATGCCACAACAGTCGACCAAACAGAAGTGGTTGATGCTGATACAACACAAGTAGAAGCTGTTGTTGAAGAATAACAACCTTCAATTGCGTGAATGCAAACAAAAAAACCCATAGTTTTAATTATGGGTTTTTTTGTTAATAATATTCTTTTTTGAGTTTATATTTTTCAAATATCTTCTCCGCATCTTCAGGCTTGACATTAATAAATATAAAAACGCTACCGTATCCGTTCTCTGCAATATTACACGCTCCGAATTCCCAGTGGTCATAATCTCCAAAATAAGAATCTTCACGCCACATGCATACAAAATGCGGTTTATATGGCTCTATTAAATTCCATGCATCATTAAATGTTAGTTTGGATGAAGATCTGCTTATACAATTAGGGTTTTCTTTTGTGCCCAATTCATCAATATGATTATTATATGAAGCAGCAAGTGCATCCTTGAATATCTTTAAAGGTGATTTAGGCATGTTTATTATTCTTCCATTTTTTTTCATAATTATGTTTTTTTTAAAACTCAGTTTACAAATATACTAAAAGTTCAGAAAACAACCAAAAAATTTTTTTTATTGAAAAATATTATTATCTTTGCAAATATGCAAGATGAAAAGTTTATTGTTTTATCTATTCTAAAAGATTTTTTGGGTGAGCCAAAATCTTCAAGTGATGCTGAAAACAGAAATCAGTGGGAATTTAATTGTCCAAGTAGTAAGTGTAAGCATGATATAAACAAATATAACTTAGCATTTAATTCTGAGAAAAACGTATACAAATGCTGGAAATGTAAAGAAAGTGGTGTTGTTCACAAATTGGTCTACAAATATGGGTCTTCTGAAAACTATAGCAGATTAGAACTTATCTCTCCAGCACATTTAAGTAAAAGTATTGATGTTTTCAGGAAAGAAAAAAAACATGAAAAAATATTAACATGTCCACTGCCAGATGGGTATGTTCCAATTACATCAGAAATAAAAACGTATATGCACAAAAATGCATATGAATATCTTTTTAATGAAAGAAAGATTAGTTTTGAACAAATGATAGAATTTAAAATAGGATATACAGAAATTGGCCATTATAGAAACAGAATAATAATACCATCACTTGATGAACATGGGAATATTAATTATTTTAGTTCAAGAACTTTTTTGAAAGGAGTCAAGACAAAATATTACCAGCCAGACTCAAAAGCGTTTGTTGGAAAAAACGTTCCCGATAAATATGATATAATTTTTAATGAAAAAAATATCAACTGGGATTTGCCAGTATATTTAGTGGAAGGCGTTTTTGACATGTTTAGAGTGCCAAACAGTATACCAATGCTCGGCAAAACGCCATCTTGGTTACTCATATCCAAACTAATTCAGCATAAATCTACTGTGGTTATTTGTTTAGATGAAGATGCAATTAAAGATACTTTCGAAATATATGAGCAGTTGTCATCTATGGGCATAGATGTTTACTTTGTTGATTTAGCTGGTCTGGGAGATATTTCATATCATTACGAAAAAAATGGGAAAGATGCACTTGTTGAACTCTTAAAAACCAGAAAAAAAATAAATTTCTTCTATAAATTTTTAAAAATTTTAAATTAAATATGAAAATAGCACACATATCTGATGTTCACATTAGGTTTTCTAGCAGACACGAAGAATACAAAGAAGTTTTTGAAAGACTTATTAATGATTTAAAGAAACAAAAACCAGAAAGGATTTCTATAACTGGTGACTTAAATCATTTAAAAGTAAATATGTCACCAGGTTCTATAGAATTGCTATCAGAGTTATTGTCGTCTTTGTCGGAAATTGCACCAGTTGATGTAATTCTCGGAAATCACGATATGAACTTGCAACAAAAAGAGCAAGGAGACACAATATCTCCAATAATTAAAATTGTAAATAAATTTTTTCATCAAAAAAATCCTGTAGACACAGAAAGGAACATTGCTATAATCGATAGTGAAAATTCAAAAAAAATTGATTTTTCAAAGAAAGGCGTTTATTTATTTGTTGATAGTGGATTTTACAAAATATCAAAAAATTTAACTTATGGTGTTTATTCATGTAAAGATAACAAAATTTTAGCTTTGGAAAAAAAAGAGCCAAATGTTAAATATGTCGCCCTTTATCATGGCCAAATAAAAGGAGCAAGGGGAGATAATGGATATGAGTTGTTTGGGGACAACCTATTAAGTACTCATGCATTTAGTAATTTTGATATTGTGATGCTTGGAGACATACATGAACATCAGACATTTAGAGAAGATGAAAGCATGGCTTATGCTGGCTCTCTTATTCAGCAAGACTATTCTGAGAGTATAGACAAGGGCTATTTAATGTGGGATTTGGAGACAAATTCGTTTCAAAGAAGATACATATTGAATGATTATGGATTTGCTAAAATAAATATTGCAAAAGGTGAATTAATAGAAGAAAGAATAGAAAACATTAAGTTTTCAAATGATAAGAAAAAAACAAAAGTTTATATTTTGTGGGAAGATTATGAAGAGAATTACTCAACAGAAAAAGAGTCTCAGATTGCAAAACTTGTCAAACAAAAATACGGGTGTGATATTGTTAAGGTTGAATTTTCAGAAGTAAGAAAATCAGAGCAAGACAACTCAGATGTTGCCGATTCTTTAAATCAAGAAACCTTTATTGAGCAAATAAAAAACTATTTAAAAGAAACAAATCCAGAAGAAGATGATGAAACCATTAAAGATGTTTTAGAATTAGCGGAAACAATAGATAAAGAATTAGAAATACCAACTCACATTGACCCTGTTAGAGTCTGGGATATTGATAGAATTGAAATATCCAATATATTCTCGTTCCCAGAAGCCCCCACGGTCATACAATTAGACCAATTAAGGGGAGCAACTGGCATATTTGGCAGGAATTATTCTGGAAAGTCTAACATAACCAAGGCTCTAGTTTGGGGGTTATATCAGCAAATACTGGGTGGTGGAGATGCAAAAAAAATCATAAATTTATACACGCAGTCCAACAAGGGATATGTTAAAATAAATTTATCTATAAATGGAGAAAAATATTTTATCAAAAGAGATGTTATAACAACTTCCAAAAAAAATGGAGAGTCATCAAACACATATCCAATTGAATATAAAAAACTTGTTATAGATGATGATGGCAGAGAAAAGTGGGTTGATCAAATATCAGACAAAAAGGCAAATGAAAGGAAAGAAGTCAAAAGCATAATTTTAGAGTCCATTGGAGATGTTGAAGACTTTACAAAGGTCTGCCTTCAAACACAAAACGGGAAAGAAGGATATTTAAATCAAAGCCAACAGCCAAAAAACGATTTAGTTAATAGATATCTTGGATTAGAATCTTTTAGAGACAGATATGAATATGCTAATACAAAGTTGAATGAAATAAAAAAGAGACAAAAAGAACTTGGAAGTATTCCCGATTTGCAACAAAAAATAATAGAAATCGAAAACAAGTTAAATTTGTTTAAAGAAGAATACAGTCAGGCAGAAAAAGAAAAAAACTCAATGGAGTCCAAAAAGGACAAAATAGATTCGGATATTATATCAGAATCAAAAAAACTAAAACAATATCAAAATTTTTTAGCAGAAGAAACAAGTGATGAATCTGTTGTCTTGAATAATATTGAAAGTATTAAGCTTCAATTACAACAAGATGAAAAAAGCGTATCAGAGCTGTCTCAGTGGCTATCAGTTAATTTCAAAAAAGAATTGCCATTTGATGAAAAGGATGATATAGATTCTTTAAAATTTCAACTTGCCAGAGAGGATGAGAGTTTTAAAAAAGAAAAAGAACAATATGTCAATGTAGACAATTGGATAAAACAAAATCCAGCAAAAGAGATACTTTCAATTGATGGGTTTGATCAAAAAATACAAGAGTTAAACATTGAAATTGCAAACCTAAATTCAAAACTTCCTACATACAAAGGGGAAAAATGCCCTACTTGTGGGCATATAACAGCTCAACCAAACCCAGAGATGTATAATCAGTGTTTGAATGAAGTATCTGAAAAAAAACAAATTTTAAACGGTTATTTGAGTGCAGTACATCAACACAAAATTGATTTGGCACACAATAATGACCTTGGTATAAAGGCTTCTAATCTACAAACTTTAAAGGCAATTTTGGTTTCTAGAAAAAACACCAAGGATATGCTTTCACAAAAAATATCATTAATTTCTCAATCATATGATATTATATCTCACAACAAAGATGTGGAACAAAAAAGTATATTATTACAATCTATCAAAAACTCTGTTGACAATAAACTTAAGGCCATAGATAAGTTAAAAAACAATTTAGAAAAAATAAAATTTAATAATGAATGTAAAAACCACAACATAGCATTAGAGAGCAAAATACAAGAATTGCAAGAAGAAAGCAAATCTTATAGGTTTTCAATTTACGGCCTTTCACAACAAATTACAGGCAAAAATGGAGACATTAGAGTTGAAGAAAATAATTTAAAAAATTATACAGACAAACTTGATGAAGTAAAAAGAGAAGAGAGAGTTTTTAAAAAATATTCTTTATATTTGCAAGCTGTACACAGAGATGGAATACCAGCAAGAATTATAAGAAGAAAGTTGCCTATTATCAACAACAAAATAAACAGTATTCTCAGCACTATGGTAAATTTCAAGATAGAAATGAATGTTACACCCAAGGGTGATGTTGTTGAAGGATTTTATTTTAGTCCTGACAAATCAGATATGCTACCACTTTCTTTTGCGTCTGGAGCTCAAGGTTTCATTTCTAGTGTTGTAATAAAAGATGCACTTCATTATATGAGTAATCTTATAAAACCATCATTAAATATAATTGATGAGGGGTTTGGAACTCTCGATGATGAGTTAATAACCGCAATTATTACCGTACTTCAATATTTAAGAAATAAATACAAAAACGTTCTTGTTGTTACTCATAGAAATGAAATAAAAGATAGTGTAAATAATATTATAGATGTCTATAAAACAAGTGATGGAATTTCTCAAGAGATATTAAACATAAACAAAGATGCTGGAATAACAAAACTGAATATATCTTAATTTTTTTGTATATTTATAAAAAAAAAGTTATGAATAATGATGCCAAAGAAATAAGGAGTCAAATTAACAGATTAAAGAATTTTGGTAGAAAAAATGTTATACAGGAGATTCTTTCAACAATTCCTACTAATTTGCAAAACAAAAATGACAAAAACATAGACAAGCAAATCCTTAGATCAGCAATATTGGCTGAACTTGATGCGATAAATCTATACGAGCAAATGTCAGAAATAACCAAAAATGAAAATTTAAAAAAAATATTGTTAGACATTGCAAAAGAGGAAAAGACTCATGTTGGAGAATTTGAAGCATTGTTGTTGGAATTAGACAAAGAGCAACAACAGGAAACAGAAGAAGGAAAAAAAGAAGTAGATGATTTGATTGGTTAATTTAAAAAGCATGGATGCAAAAGAAGCACTTGAATATTCAGAAAAAGTTTTTCTTGAATATTCCAAAAGGAAAAAACTGACTCAGGAAAAAAGAAAAAAAAAGGCGGAGTTTTTTAAAAATATTTTATTAAACCCAAAAATTAAAAACAATAAAGTTAAATGGGTAGACAGATATGGAAATGCATCTGTTTTGGATGGGTATTTTAATGAAGAAAAGTTTTTTGAGATTAAAAAGGGCATGGTCTTATATTCCCTTAAGATAGTAAGTGAAAAAATACCAAGTCAAAAAAAGAACACAAGTTCTACAAATGTTTTTTCTTTGCAAAAAAAATCAAATGAAATTCTTGATTTGGTTTTAAAAAAAACTAAAACTTAAAGCCGTCTCTTAAGAATTTGTTCCACGGTTTTTTTAGATACATTAACCTTCTTTCTTTTTCGGTTAGAGGTTTTTGTTGTTTTGGTTCAATAGTTTTTTCTTCTGGCTTTTCTATGTTTTCTGGAGATTCTGCTGGCACAGGCCCTGTTGGAACTACTTTTGAAATGTCTATAGGTTCACCTACTTTTTCTCCTCTATCTTCCCTTGCATCTCTTTCAATCTCTGCTGTATTTACGTCATATTCTGACATTATTGAAACAAATCTTTTATCTCCTTTTTTATAACCTGGTGGGTATTCGTAAAAAAACTTATCACTAAACCACATTCCCTTAAAACTTTTTCTGTCTAAATCAAACAATCTCCACACATTTTCAACGTCTTCGCTTCTATAATTTTTTTTGCCTATTTTTTGTGCCCGTTGAGCAGCTCTCTCTGATTGGCCAGCCAAATGAAACGCGCTTAGTTTTAATGGGACTCCGCTTTTTGTTCTATATGTACCAAGTGTAACAGGCAAAACAACTCTAAATTTTGTCACGGGCATTTCTTTGCTTTTGTATGACACGCCAATTGCCCTACCTTCCCTTATTGCTTGTTTTATCATATTGATGTCAAACCCAACAATCCTTTGCCAACTTTTATCATATGCTTTGGTTAAATCTTCAGGTGTAAAAACAATGGATTCATTAATTTTTTCTTTATTTAAAATCATTAAAAACCCGCTTTCTCCATCATCTGATTCTGGTATTATAATTCCATCACTGTCTTTAAAAACATAGGGATCAATGCTTTCTTCATCATCTAATTCTATTCTTAAAATATTTTCAATTTCCGAATCAGAAGATGCATCCATTAAGTCATCCCACAAATAAGATGAAATCATGTATTTCTGAGCAATCTTTTTATTGGGAGTTACCCATATAACAAAATCATCGTTTTTTATTTTATATTTTTTTACCCAATTATTAATTTCATTTATTGAATAATTTTTTCTATTATATACCTCTTCTTCTATAAATTCTTCAAACGGCATCGGAACTCCATGCGAGTTATAGTATATTTGCTCGTTTTTTATACCAGCAAGTTCTTGTATTCTTTTTTTGTATGATTCAGATAAAAAACTCATATGCAATAAATATGCAAATAAATTGGTTTTTTTGATTTTTTTTTAGTATATTTGTAAAAAAACGTAACAAATGATTGGGCACGAAGCAAACAAAAGCCAAATTCACCAAGATGCACAGCAAAATGACTACATAAATATTAGTTTTAGCGAATTTTCTATGTATAATGAATGTCCACATAAACACTTAATATTAAAATATCTCAAATTAGATGAACAAACTCCATCTATACATCTTTTTTTTGGAAATGCTATACATGAATCAATAGAAGTTGGTATAAAAAATAATCTATCCAAAGAGCAAAGAGAAAAATACTTTTGCGACAAATTCAAAAAAGACATGATGGACAATATGTTCAATAGTCCACAGTTTTCTGAACTTGAAAATTTTACACAACAAGGAAAAAACATATTATCCTTTATAGATATAGAAAAAATATTTGGTCAATATAAAATAGTAAGTGTTGAAGAACAATTGTATGAAACTATATACAAAAAATTTAAATTCAAAGGTTTTATAGACATGGTTTTATACAACGAAGATAAAGACAGATATTTAATTACAGACTGGAAAACATCTGGAGAAGAATGGGACGTTTCAAAAAAGAAAAAAGATCAAACATTCCTTTGTCAAATGAGATTCTATAAGTTTTTTTGGGCAAAAAAAAATAATATACCTTTAGACAAAATTGACTGTAGATATGTTGTTTTAAACAGGCTTAAAAACAAAAATGATATATTTGGTGGTTTTGGAGAAATACAAATTGTAGATGTAAACTCTGATGAAAACGAAATTTTACAATCATTGGAAAAATTAGCAAATACAGTTATGAATATACATATAGAACAAAACTTTCCTAAAGTAAAAATAACAGGAAATGAAAGATTTAATTGTATGTTTTGCCAATTTAAAGGTGGTAATCACCCCTTGTGTAACTCTAAATACAATCAATATGTTGAACTTTTAAACACAAACAAAAAAGCATAACTATGGCATATTACAAAAAAGAAGATATAAGAAAATACATTGATGAAAAAAACTCATACATTGAAAACAAGGGACACAAGTCAATAACCCCAGTAGAACATTCAATTATGCAACTTGACAACGAAGAAGACATAGTTGGGTTTTTTTGGATGGATATTAATGAAAACGTTGATGGAGCAAAAGTTAAAATGGAAGGAAAAACTTTCATGAGAATTGATTTTAATCTTTATACTGATGACAGATTCGCAATTGATTTGTATCAATCTCAAATGGAAGGCAAAACTGTTTCTGAAATTATAAAAAACAGAGAAATTGACCAAGAAAGAGCAAAGAAAACAATACAAGAAAACAAAGATGATTTAGAAAACGAAATATCAAAAAAATTAAAAAAAGAAAAATAACATGGAATTGAATGAATTAAAAAAATTAAGAGAAATGAACGAACTAGATCTATTATATAAAATAATAGAAATAGCGGAAAGTAGCAAAAAGGACATGGAAAAAACACTGTGTGGAATAAATGTTGCTGGAGTTCGATCAAGAAAAAATGTTCAGGACATTAAGGTTTTGTGTGAAGCAATAAGAGACAAAATACAAGAAAGAAAGGGTACTCAGTGGAAGCGTAGAAAAAATTCTGCACTCGAAAGAGTAATAAAAAAAACAGAAGACATAGAAGCCAGAGATAACATCAAAATTCAGAAAAGAAAACAAGAAAGAGTTTCAAAAATAAACAATGAAAGGGCAAAAAGACAATAAAGATACTCAAATAATTGTAAAAATTCGTAAGCTCAGAGTTAATTTTGAACTTAGATATGATTATTTAAAAGTTTTAACGGAATACATTAAAAGGTTTCCAAAAGAACACAGGCTCACAAGAAAAGATAGTATTATTGGACAAGATGGCAACCCAAAAGATGATTGGGTAAGGGTAATTAGTGATGCTAAAATAGGCGAAATAATAGCATTTTTGCTTGATAATAAAATAAGATTTGTCTTTGAAAATATAACAACAGATGTAATAGAAAGGTTAAAAAATGAATATGTTGAAAGGCAAAGAAATATAGCAAAAATTTTACGTCTTAAAGACGATTTGTTAGATTGCGAATATGATGACTATTCTTTTTTAAAAATACAGCCATATGAATATCAAAAAAAGGCAATTAAGTTTTTCGAACTAAACAACGGTGTTTCTATACTGGGAGATGAGCCTGGTGTTGGAAAAACTGCCCCTGCTTTTACATATGCAACAAAACATAAATTAAAAACATTAATAATTTGTCCAGCATCTCTCAAATTGATGTGGAGAAATGAAATATTAAAATTTACAAACGAAAAAGCGTTTGTATATAAATTTAAGCCAAATAAAAAAAGCAAAATTGTGGCTTATTCAAAAGAAGAATCTTTGTTTCATATTACGAATTTTGAATCTATTGAGTCATACATAAAGGTAGAATATAAACATAAATGTGGGGGAAAAATAATACAACAGGGAAATAAAACCAAAGCCTGTGATTGGGAACAAATTGACTTAAGCAAACAGTATAAAAAATGCCCAATATGTAATAATACAGGTAAAGTCAAAACAAGAGCTGTTGGCCTTGTGGCGTTTGGCGATGATTTTGGGCAATCTATAGATCCAGAAGACTATGATTTAATTATTATTGATGAATGTCATAGAATGAAGGAAATGAAAACTGAGTGGACAAAAATAATCCACAAGGCATTTTCTTGTATACCCAAAAAAGTACTTTTATC